AGTCTTTTTTTATGGTATTTACACAAGATTCTACTATCCTATTGAAAAACAACAAAAGAATCTTTATATTATTGTAAATTTACAACAACGAATCGATTCGATTCTGCCTAAATCTTTTGTCAATTTCTGTCTAAAATCTTTTGTCAACTGTTGTCTAAATTTGTCTAAAGGCTGCTGTCAACTTCTGTCAAAATTTGTCCATAAATAGACAAAAAAATACCCGCCGTTGGCGGGTATAAAAGATTGATAAAGTTTATTCAATAACATAGACACGAATCGAGTCGCGACTCAATGTATGAATACCATCGTCAGACAATTTTGCAACCTTGAATCTCCATATTCTCAAAACTTTTTTATTATCAATATATTTTTTATTTCCGAATAAGTTGCAAGCAATATCATAAACAACGACTCCGAATCTTTTTTCAATAGCGTCAACAACCGGCAAAAAATTATTGATCGATTCGTTAATATCATTTTTATAAGTGGTGATAATCATAATAAAGACTCCTTAGTAAGTAGGTTAAAAATCATTTTACGAATCCTTTATACAATAGATTAAAATAATTGTCAACTATTTGAATCGATTCTTTTTTTATATTGTGTAAAAATATTTTGATAAGGTTTATTAAATAAAAATTTATAATAGTAACCAGCAAGTGACCGGTAAGCATTTGACAAATTTTGACAAGCCTAGTAAAAATTGACAAAAGAATAGTTGACAGAATAGTTGACAGAATTTGACAAATTTGTCAAGGGGGTAGCAAGGGGGTTGGGACATTCAATGATTCAAATATTACTTCAAAAAAATTTCTACCAAAAATTCTTGACAATCGGGGAAGTCTGTGTTATAATAGTTAACAAACTAATGGAGAATATACAAAATGTTGTGGAAAGACAATAGGCAAACTGTTAAAGGTAAGTACATAACTAAAGCATGCTTTGATGAATTACCTCGATTAGAGAACTACACACCTACCTTTACTCTTGCTGCAGAGGACCATGACGGTCTGTTAAGTATGGAGAAGCTGTTCTTAAAGTATTACACTGACCCAACTGAGTACTTATTCGTGCAGGAGGTATTCGAAGGGGACTTTAAACACTGGGAAACTATGAAGACTGCACAGATTATTAAAGAATATTATGAGGACTGGAAGCAGAAAGCTCTTAAAAAGTTACAGTCAGAGGTCATGCAGAAGCTCATTGAGAGTGCTATTGAGAAGAATAACATACAGGCTATTAAATATTTGTTAGATATGCAAGTAGAGAAGACTAAAGTCGGCAGACCTAAGAAGGAAAAGAAGGTTGAAGAAGTGGATCAGAAGGATTTGTTAGCTGATATTGCGAGGTTGAAGTGTTAGAAGCTCTTGCAGAGATACGTAAACTAGCTGAATCAGACCTGATTACATTCGTTAAACTGGTTGCACCATACAATGTAATGGGTTCTTGTCATGAGGACTTGTGTAAATTCCTTACAAATCCTGATGGAAAGAACTACAAGCTTGTGTTATACCCTCGTGCACACCGTAAAAGCTTCTATGCAGCCTGTGAAGTAGCTTGGGAAATAGTAAAAGACCCTTCTATAGCCATAGTTTACCTGTCTGCTACCAGTGATTTGGCAGAATATCAGTTAAGAGCTATTAAAGGTATCCTTGATAGCCCTATTGTACGTAGATATTGGCCAGATTTGATAGATATTGATGAAGGAAAGCGTGAGAAGTGGACTTCTACAGAGATATGTGTTGATGATCCCAGACGTAAAGAGCAAGGAACACGTGATAGTACAGTAAAAGTAGGAGGATTGACTACAAACATCACAGGATCCCATGCAGATTTGATTGTGTTAGATGATATAGTAGTGCCTAAGAATAACACAGAAGAAGGTAGAAGACAGGTAATATCTCAATACAGTCAGTTACAGTCTATTTTAAACCCTGGTGGTAGAATTATTGCAGTTGGTACTCGTTATCACCCTAAAGATATCTATGCAACTATGCAAGAAACTGTTGAAGAGATATACGATGACAATGGTGAACTTATTGGTAAAGAACCTCAATGGGATGTATTGCAGAAATCTGTAGAAGAGAATGGAGAGTTTCTGTGGAATAGAACTAAAAGGAAAGATGGTAAGTATTATGGATTTGATTTCAAGGAACTTGCAAGGATTAAAGCAGGCTATGTAGATAAGTCACAGTTCTATGCACAGTACTACAATGATCCTAACGATGAGGGCTCTGCACTAATTACACAAGATATGTTCGAGTACTACAATAGAGACCATTTACATACTATTGGTGGTATTTACTATGTTAAGAACAATCCTTTGAATGTGTATGCTGCAATAGACTTTGCATTCTCTAATTCAAAATGGTCTGATAGTACTGCAATAGTTGTAGTAGGTGTTGACTGTGATGGACTTAGGTATGTGTTAGATATTGACAGATTTCAGACAGATAAGATTACAGAGTACTACAATCATGTTATTGCAATCCATCAGAAGTATAACCTTAAGAAACTCCGTGCAGAGGTGTCAGTAGCTCAGCAAGTAATTGTTACAGCTCTTAAAGATAAGTTAGCAGAGAATAGCACAAGACTTGTAATAGATGAATACAGACCACAGACAAAGAAGGAAGAGCGTGTGTTAGCTACTTTAAAGCCTCTGTACGAAGACCATAAAATATTCCACTATCGAGGTGGTAACTGTGAATTATTAGAAGAAGAACTGAAGCAGCTTAAACCTGCTCACGATGATATTAAAAATGCTCTTGCAGATGCTATATCAATCTCTGTAGCACCGAGAAAGAGAAGCATAGGAACTGCAGGAGAGATACAACTAAGACCACTATCTAGATTTGGCGGTATCTGACGATACACGCAGTGTTTAACAACAAAGAGGATATTATATATGCCTAATACATTTGAAATAAATAAACTTAGAGAACCTGAAGGACTTGCTGGAGGTATCGCACAGAAGTTTGTGTCATGGGAGAATTCTAAAGACCGTTGGTACAGAAATGCTCAAGAGACTTTAGAGAACCTGTATGCAACCAGTACACATGATATCTACAACCAAGTACATGAATATGACAATAGTACACACATTCCCAAGCTGACACAGATACGTGACATGCTTGTTACTTATTATTTAGATGCTATGTTCTCGTTACCTGATTTTATTGATTGGGAGCCTTACGACTATGAATCTGTTAAAATGGAGCAGAGAAACAATGTTAAAGCTTTATGTAAACAGATGTTGGAAGATAGTAAATTTAAAGAAACTATTAGCGAACTTGTAGAAGACTATGTCGATTATGGAAATGCTTTTGCAACAGCAGCTCCTGTAAATGAAACTTTACAAATGGATGGCAAATCTCAAAGTATTATTTACAATGGACCAAAAGCAATACGTATTAACCCTCTTGATATATTCTTTGATCCTTTGGCAACTTCTTTCGAGAGGTCACCTAAGATTGTAAGAACTATCATGACATTGGGTGAATTGCAAGCAGATGCCGAATTGTTACCTGACAGCGCTGAGGAATACAAAAAGGCTTTGAATAAAGCTATTGAAAGACGTAGCGAGATTCGTAATACTATTGCAACAATACGTCCCGAGGATATTGTAGACGATGAGTGTCGTATTGCAGGCCTTGGTAATTGGTCCACCTACTATAAAACAGATACCGTAGAACTTCTAACATTCTATGGAGATCTGTATGATATTGATGAAAACAAGTTGCACAGAAACACAAGAATTGTTGTAATGGATCGCTGTTTCGTGTTGTTAGAAGAACCTATCAAGAACTATGGCTTCAACTGTAATATCTTTAAAGCTGGTTGGAGAGACCGTAAAGACAATCTGTGGAGTATGTCTCCGTTAGATAACATTAAAGGTTTACAGTTCATGGTAGACTTCTTAGAGAATAAGAGAGCTGATGTGTTCAACTATATCAGTAACCCTGTGTTAGTTAAGAAAGGTGATGTTGAAATGCCTTCAGATATCTATCCGGGATGTGAGATAGGTGTTGACACAGATGGTGATGTAGCTTTCATAAGACCTGATGCAACTGCGTTACAAGCTGACTTATACATTGATAAATACTTAAACCTTATGGAAGAGATGGCAGGAACTCCTAGAGAAGCTATGGGATTTAGAACACCTGGAGAGAAGACTGCATTTGAAGTATCACAACTGAACACAGCTAGCTCAAGATTGTTCAATGAGAAAGTACGTAAGTTTGAGAAGGAGATGTTAGAGCCTCTTATAAACCTTATGCTTAGAATCTTCTTAGATACTGCACAAAGAGTTACGAAGATACGTACCACAACTGCGTTAGGTACTCCTAACTTTGTAGATGTCAATCTTGATGAACTTGCTGCTAATGGTCGTTTTACAGCTATTGGTTCAAACACTTACACAGAGAAATCAAGAATGGCTCAAACAGTAATGCAACTCTATAACAGTGGTATTGTGTCAGATCCTCTTGTGTTCAATTACTTTGATCCTAAAATCATTGCTAAGATACTTGCATACACAACTGGATTAGATAGTTGGAAAGGATTAATTAAAGAGCAAGCAAGAACTTACGCAGAGCTTGATGCAAGAATGACTACAGAAGCTGCTCAGCAGAATTTAGAAGAAGCACAAGTCAGGAGTTTAGAGAATGCGCAACAGGGTGTTATGTAAAGTTACCGGTGAAGAGAAAGAAAAGATTAAGCAGCAGATAGAAGGTTGTCAACCACTTCTAAGACTTATCCACCAATGCTGCTTAGAGGACTTTGAGAAGATGGAGAAGGTTGAAGACGAAGACTTTGACAATCCATCATGGGCCCTTAAACAAGCCTACAAGGTGGGATTAAAAAAAGGGTTGACAAAATTATTGGATTATGTTATAATAAATGTCAAACAGGAGAAATGAATAAATGACTGAAGCTACTACTTTAGTTAACAATAATGACGGCAATAAAGCAACTACTCAATTTGTCGTTGGAGAGCATACTGTCTATAACTCTGTTGAAGATTTGTATGAAGGTGCTAAACAGAAAGAAGCATTCATTCAAAAACTGGTGGAAGACCTAAAGGAGGCAAACACAAAGATTGAAGAGCTTTCAAAGAATAGTACTATTGCAGATCAGTTAAAACAGATTAGAGAGCACACAGAGAATACTACCACTCCAGTGTCAGAAGAAGCTATTAAACAGATAGCTCTCAATGCGATGCAAGAAGAGAAAAGAATTTCACAGGCTGAGAGCAACCTAGCAAATTGTAAACAAGCAGTTGCCAGCATAAATGGTGATGTAGATCTTGCATTAAAGAATAAAGCTCAAGAACTTGGATGCACTGTAGAATATCTCGAGAACATTGCAAAGACTAGTCCTAAAGCTTTTAAAACAATGTTTGGTATCAAGGAGCAGGTCAGCTTTGCTGATGTTAACTACTTACAAAGTACTAGACATGTAAACACTGAAACTGCTAATAATGAAGCTCAAGAGTTTTTCAAGAATAGTGCTAAGAAGGCTGACATAAATCAGGTCACAGCATTTATGAAGAGAGCTATGGAGCATCCTGAAATATTAGCAAATGTTAAATGGTAATTTTTGGAGATTAAAATGGCTGAATTAAATGGTATTAATACTCAGAACAGTCAAGCCGCAATCCGTGCTATCGTATACTCTGGTATGTTGCGTGAAGCTTTGGAGCCGGACTTGATTGCTATGAACTATGTCGATGTCATCAATTCGTTTCCTGATGGTGACAAATGGCAAGATGTAGAGATGGGTGAAGCCACTGTATCTGATTATGCAGAAGGTGAAGCTATCGACTACAAAGGAATTGAATTTGGTACTCGTGATTTCGAGATCAATAACTATGTACAAAGTGGTCACTATGTAACCGCTAAGTTTGCACAAGACTCTTACTTGGCTAATCAAATTATGGCTAAAGTTCCTGGTTTGGAAGCTCGTGCTATCGCTTGCGATTTGGAGACCAAGATCTGGGCTTTGGCTAATAAACAAACTTTGAACAATGCTAATGCTATCAACAACATGTCACACCGTTATGTAGCTGGTACTGCTGCTGAAGGTTATGGTGCTTTGTCTCCTGAAGACTTTGCATACGCTTCTGCTGCTTTGAATAAAGTACGCTATGTTGGTCCTCGTGTTGCTGTTATCCCGGCATATCAAGAGTATTTGTTTGTAAGCAATCCGCGTATTAAAGCTTCTTTACAGTACAATCCGAAGTTTGAAGGAATCGTTCGTGAAGGTGCTTTGTCTGGTACTCGCTTTGCTTTCAGCATCTTCGGATGGGATGTCTACACTTCTGAATTCTTGCCGTTGTCTGATGGTGAGACTTCGTTGAAGAACCGTGACGGTGATGGTACCTTTACTGCACTGACCAACTGCAAAGTTGCTGTGTTGTTTACCAACATTCCTGAACGCAGACCGTTCCGTATGGCTTGGAGACAGATGCCGAAGTTCGAAGGTAAATGGAACATGGATATGCAACGTGAAGAGTATGTCACTGTAGCTCGCTATGGTGTTGGTATGGGTGATACTGCTAACTTAGTATGCATCATCTGTAAAGACTCTGATTCAACTGTAACCGCTTCGTAGTAAGGAGATTTGAATATGTCAAGTTGGATTTCTGATTTCGGTGTTGTTCAATACAATGGCCTGGGCGAAGGTCGTGACGAGAAGTATGATGCTGCCGCCAAACCTTCCGATGGCACTTTCAATCACATCGAAGTTGTCGTTGATGAAAATGGTCCTCTTCCGAATAAAGGGGAGGGATATGGCAATGGTGCCGCATGTGTTCCTGCAGGAGCTTTGATTAAAGAAGCTGTACTGTTGGTAGAAACCAAAGGCTCTGCTGCAAGTGTTAAATTAGATTTAGTTAAAAAAGATGGTACTGATCCTATTGCTTTGTTAGCTGCTACTACTCCGTCAGGTGATGATGTTGCTGTTACCTGTGCTGGTACTGCTATTGGTAAAATCTATGGTGAAGATCGTTATGTTAAAGTTGGTGGAACGACCACTGGCTT